ACTTCTAATAGAACGATGCTACGCAACAAGGTCTGAACCTCATTTGTAGGATCAAAGCCTTCCAGAAACGAAATTAGGGTGTCTGACATGGTTGAAAGCAGTTTATACTTGGAACAAAAGTAAGCACCAAAAACAAAAAAGCCGCAATTTTCGTGCGGCTCATTTTTCAAAGTGGGCAGGTTGAAGTTAGTTCTTTATATCGCACCCGTCTTTTGTCACTTCCTTTTACGAGTTCAACGAACTGGATAACGTTGCCTTCGTTCCGTCCATTGTAACGGGTTTCAAATTCAGCACAGTAGCGGTGAAGGTGTTGTGGGGAAACGTAGTGATAAATTCCAATCACGCCACGTTTGAACTGGCTCCAAAAGCCTTCAATGTTGTTTGTATGGTTATCGCCTATGGTTTTGTAGCAACCTTCGGTGTGCTTGACAGAAATGTGCTTGTTGAAATGTTTTTCAAGTCCTTTGTAGGATGCGTAAGCATCGGTAATAACAACGGCTTCGGGTGCGACATTTTCAACCATGAGTTTATGAAGTGTAGCAGCACTTGTATCAGGAACGACGCAAGTTTTGATTTTCCCGTTGCGCTGCAACATTCCAACGACAGCCGTCTTGTCAACATGGGCGCGTCCTTGTGAGTTGGCTACTTTTTTGTTTGAGTGACGGTTTTTATTCTTGCCGCCTACAAATGTTTCATCGGCTTCAACAGTGCCTTCCAATAGTTCGGGAGAAACGTTTGTGAGCATGGTGCGGATGCGATGGTTGACGAACCAAGCGGTTTTTTGAGAAACGCCGATACGGGTAGCGAGTTCAACGGAACTAATCCCTTTCTTTGAGGTAGAAATTTCGTAGGCTGCTTGAAACCACTTGCGAAGTTCTACCTTTGAACCTTCAAAGATGCTACCAGTACGAACAGTGAATGGAAGTTTGCAACCGCGTTCGCTGCAACGGTAGGAAGGAATGTCTTGAAACTTTCCACGAGCCTTTACAGTGTAAGGTGCTTTTGCAGAAGCACAATGAGGGCAAACTGGGGTTCCGTTCCAGCGTTGACCTTCAAGAAAACGGTAACAAGTTTCTTCGTCCTTGAAGTAGTCGTTAAAGTCGTGAATCGTTTTGAAATTGAAGTCCATATCGTTGCGTTTTGTATGGTACAAAATTAGGCGATGTTACACACAATGCCAAATTTTTTGAAAGGAAAAATTCAAGTTTTTTGCTTCCTTTGCAATATTTCAAATGTCCTCTTAAACAAAGACAAGAATTTTAATAAATCATGGGTCTGTTCCAAAAATCTGTTCTGAATAAATATTTAAAAGGTATTGACGAAAAGCAAGTTAATGAAGCATGGGAGCGGTTTAAAAGCCATTTCCATAATCCGGCTATTCAAGAAAATATAAGAAAATCAAAAGAGGAACAACATCAAGGAGAATTTCTGATTGATTTGTTTGTCAAGGTACTTGGCTACACAAATCATCCACTTGAAAACTACAATTTAATACGGGAACAAAAAAACGTAAAAGATGCAAAAAGTGCTGACGGTGCAATAATCAAGGGTGGTAAAATCATTGCCGTAATTGAGTTGAAAGGAACTGATACAACCAATTTAACCAATATTGAGACACAGGCATTTGGGTATAAGAACAATCAACCTGACGCTGTTTATGTAATAACGTCCAATTTTGAAAAATTAAGATTTTACATTGACCATTCAGCAGAAAATGAAACCTTTAATCTCTTTCAGTTGACAAGAGAAGAGTTCAACCTTCTTTGGCTCTGTCTTGCAAAAGAGAATATTTTCAATGGTATTCCAAAGCAAATAAAAGATGAATCCTTAATAGAAGAGGAAAGCGTTACAAAAAAACTTTACAAGGATTATTCATCATTTAGGAATGATATTTTTACTGATATTGTAAAGAACAATCCTCAGTATGACAAACTGACTTTATTCAATAAAACCCAAAAACTGCTTGACAGGTTTTTGTTCATCCTCTTTGCGGAAGACAGGTTGTTGTTGCCACCAAATTTGACCAGAACCATCATTAATGAATGGACAGATTTACGCGACAAATACGATGAATATTCGCCCCTTTATGACCGATTTAAGAAAAACTTCGCATACATAAACAAAGGTTCATCAACTGGCAGAAACGACATTTTTGCATACAATGGTGGACTTTTTGAAGAAGATGAAATCTTAGATTCAATTAAGATTAGTGACGCTCCCCTTTATAGCCATACTTTCAACTTGTGTGGTTACGACTTTGAGAGCGAAGTAAGTGTGAATATACTTGGTCACATATTTGAACATTCTTTGAGTGAAATTGAAGAAATACAAGCTGATATAGAAGGACAGGTAGTTGAAAAAAGCAAAACCAAACGCAAAAAAGACGGCGTTTTTTACACACCGAAATATATCACCAAATACATAGTTGATAACACTGTTGGAAATCTTTGCAAGGAAAAGAAAGCCGAGTTAGGGATAATTGAAGAAGAGTATGAACAGGAAAGATCTGGCAAGCAAAACAAGACAAAAGTTAAAGCTCTGCAAGGAAAAATAGAGCAATATCGGAGTTGGCTGTTAGGGATAACTATTTGCGACCCTGCTTGCGGTAGTGGTGCATTTTTGAACCAAGCACTTGAATTTCTGATAACCGAGCATAGGTACATAGATGAATTGCAAGCGAAGCTGTTTGGGGACGGCTTTGTTTTTCAAAATATTGAAAATTCAATCCTTGAAAACAACCTCTTTGGAGTTGATATAAATGATGAGTCGATAGAAATTGCCAAACTATCACTCTGGCTTAGGACTGCACAGAAAGGGCGAAAACTCACATCCTTAAACAACAATATCAAATGTGGCAATTCTCTCATTGCCGATAAAGCAGTGGCAGGAGACAAAGCATTTGATTGGGAAAATGAATTCCCTGACATATTTGCAAAAGGCGGGTTTGATGTGGTAATTGGGAATCCTCCTTATGTCAATATTTACAATATGTCAAATACAGACAGGGAATTCTTTAATAGCTCTATTCATTTTCCGTCCACCCATTTAAAATATGATTTGTATGTTTTGTTTTTTGATTTAGGATTGAATATTTTAAAGCAAAACGGTTATTTAAGTTTTATTATTCCATCTGTTATTTTGACCGTGCCATATGGTACTATTCTCCGAAAAAATATTATTGAAAATTTCACATTAAATCAAATTGTTGATTTCACTGGGTTCAAGGTTTTTGCTGATGCAATGGTTGAGTCTTGTATTTTAGAAATTAAAAAAAGTCCTTCTGAAAATAATTCTGTTGTAATATATAGACCTTCTATAAATATATATGACTTCACAGATAACAAGAATGAAATACTTCAAAAACAATTTTTAAGTACAGAATCATTTCAGTTTAGAATTGATTTAAACTCAAAAATAATTTCAATAGTCGAAAAGTTGAAGTCAAAATCAATTCCAATTGAATCAATATTTTATGTTAGTAAAGGGATTGTAGCGTTTAGTAAAGTCGATGATAGAAAAAAAGAAGATTTTTTATTTGCGAGTAAAATTGATGATAAATGTAAGGAATATCTTGAAGGGAAGGATGTGGATAGATACAAATTAAAATTCAACAATAAATACTTGCAGTATGACGAAAAAATTATGTCAAGACCTACATTTCCTGAACTGCAAAATCATTCAAAATTATTAATTAGAGCCATTTCTGATGGGTTAAATGCAACTTTGGATGAATCAGGGCGTTATGTCGACCAGAAATTAATTATTTGCTCAAAAAGATTTATAATTGAAAAATATATTGTTCCGGCTAAAAGACCTAAGACTAAAATGTTGGATAAAAATGGGATAGTAAATGAAAAAGCGACCCTTTCATTAATGAATTCTTCATTATTCAATTTTTACTACAATAAAATTCTCAAAGGTGGAGTTAGCGTGTTGCCAGAAGATATAAGAAATTTTCCAACTTATTTATTTGAAAGTGAATCTGAACAACAACCCTTTGTAGAAAAGGCTGATCTAATGTTACGATTTAACAAAGACTTACAAGATTTATCTCAAAAATTTATAAACCTTTTGAAATCCGATTTTAACTTAGAAAAACCATCAAAAAAAATAGAAGAATTCTATATACTTACATGGTCGGAATTTGAAAAGGAATTAAACAAAAATAAAATAACTCTTCTTGGTGTTACAAAAGATGATTGGTTCGATAGATTTGACAGGTTCAAAACCCAAGCAATTGATCTAAAAACCAAAATAGATCAAACCGATAAAGAAATTGACCAACTCGTTTATCAATTGTACGAACTTACACCAGAAGAAATCAGGATTGTAGAAGGTCAAAGTTGAAAAGCCATGAAAAAAACAACTGAAAAAACACCTAAGTCTGAAAAGCAACGCGGTGAATATGAAGAAAAATTACAAGTCAAAGGTTCATTCCTTGACATAATGAAGGCTGCCATGAAAGAAGCCGATGAAAAACCCAAAAATAAGAAAAAGGAAAAAAATGGATAATTATAGGAAAGGGAGAAAATGAATTGAACCGAATAGTACGATTTTTTAAGAACGCTTTAACCGTTTTCAAAATGTACAACATCAATCTACTCCAACAATTAACCCAACAAAAACAAGTCAGCGAAAGCGGGAGAAATTTGTTGCGGCAAGTTGTTGATGAGTTTAATAAATTGGACGTTCCATCAAGTGCAATGTGCCAATTGGTTGACAACGATGAAAAGGTCATCATCAAGTTGCTTGGTGTGTGGGCTGTTATTGGGATGGATATTCATTCAGAAAATTTTGGAACGTTTACAATTTACGCATCAAAAACTTGGTCTTCAAACTGGGAACAATATACGATACCAGTTGACAGCATCCTTCGATTCGATAAACGCGGCGCACTTAGGAAAGCAGAAGCCCCGTTCATGGAGCCAGAATTATATGGATATAATATTTTAGAATATGTCTTGGAGGTAGGGAAAAACTATACACCGAGTAAAATCTCAAACAATTGATAATCAATTAGTTATAAGATTGGGTGTAAATGGGTATAGTTGCCTAAAATTTTCCAGCAGGAACCTACTATATTGGTGATCCATGCTATGCTTTTCAAGGAAATAATTGGGATTTAATCCTTGATGAATCTGATTTTTTTGCTACGGAAAACAAAACACGTGACATCATGTGGGCAGGTTCAACCGCTCACGGTGACGGAACTTACAACGACCAATTCGGAAACGAATATCCAGTCGATGCAGGTCTAATCGGAATTATGCCGATTGAAATGTGTGATTTTGGCGACATTCGTTGGGAAAACGGTAACTGGATCGATGAACAAGGACTTACATATCCAGATGGTAAAAATTTTGAATTTAAACCGGGAAATGTGGTGACTTTTGAAACTGGTTTTCCTGTCTACTACATGGACGGTGTATTTGAATTTGGAAATATCATTATTGATACCGATCCAGATTATGAAGAAGAATTTCCAGATAATTGGTAAAGAACCATGATGAATTTAATAATCTTGCTTAGTCGGAATGATTGAGCAGGATTTTTTTACGTAAATCCACCGATTGTTAATCTTTTGTTAATGATGTTGAATTGTTTGGAGAAAATTCAAAGATTTTGTATATTTATAAGTAACGCAATAGTTCCAACCAAACTCCACTATTGTTCCCTTGTATTGTTTCAGTGTAGGGAGAATCAACAGGAGGTGAAATGACATAGCCCAGAGTACCCGTACCCAGTATGATCAGGGAAGCCTCATTTCAGTAGTAACAAAACAGTCTAATATCGAGTTAGAAGTTACTACTTAATATTTTTCTTCGGGTACAATCTTTATTGGGTTCATCCATGATCACTATTTCAGGTAAGTTTATTTTTAACCGACAGGATTTCAACGTTCCTGATCGGGATTTCTGTGTTTAAAGGAATACGGAGATTATAAACTTTTTGTTTTAGCCGCTACTCAGTTATGAACCTTTGGGTTCAGATAGTAACAATCGGTTCTGAGAAAGGTAGATTTATTTCTACTGAAAAATAAAAACCACGAGTCGAAAAGGAAAGAAGGCAAATAGTCTAGCACTGTTCAAACGTCCAACAACTAGCGAACTGATACAATCAATTGCCAAAAGAATGAAAATTCTTGCCTTTTTCAAAAGCATCCAAAAATTTAACCTATTACCTTGGCAGTTGTTGTGAAAAAAGGGTAATTAGGGGAGGAGGGGATCGACTAAGTAGGCTTTAATTTGTTACCAAGACTAAATACTTTAAAAGTATGTTGTCTAAACCTTTAATTGATACAATTCAGCCTTTAATTCTTTAAATAGGTTTAAAAATGGTTGAATTGTCTATCAGGAGGTAAGGACGTTAGTATGTACATTAACCAATCATTAACATTTAAACCCTTGACAATGACAAAAAGGTTCTTACCTTTGTAACATAATTAAATCGATATGGTACACAACAACAGAAAAATTGCAGGCCAACAGGTTCAAATTGAAAACATGACCAATAACATTGTCAAAGAAGGAATTACTACCCTGAATAATTTCAGACTCACGATGAATGATTGTAACTTTTACATCACCAAAGTCACGTCTCACAAAGCTGGTAAAATCAACTGGTACTTCATGTATCGAGGTCACAAATTTACTTCTGAAAGTTCACTTGTAAAATTCTTATTGAAATGACAAAAATAGATTTTACCGAATATCCAAAGATTCTTCCGTATGTTTCGGAAGTAATATCCAAGTTTGATTGTAAACCATTTCAGTGTTCAGAATTGGATAATGAAACATTTATCGAGATAATCCATGATTTCATAGATGAATACGAAAAACATAACACGACACTGATTAAAAATACGCTTTTAGTTTATGAATTGATCAACGAAGAAACTGGATATCAATGTTTGTCTACGGATTGGGAAAGAGATAAAACTGCGTTTGGTCAAAGAAAACGATTTTCATACGAATTAGTAGAAAAATGGTGGAATGACACTGTTAGTCGGTGTATTTTGCACATTTATCAATCACCGCAATATGATGGAAAATCAATTGAAGGAGGGGTAGCAACAGTAATAGGCGCGATTAGTTATGACATTCGATTTCTTGATAGCAATATTAAAGGAGTAAAATACAACGCCGTTACTGACTTCACGTTCAGTTTGAACCTTGTTCATTCCATCCACACCGAATACGACTTACACGAAGATTAAATCGACTATGAAAATCACGGCAATATCAACCATAACAAAATATTTAATGGGTGTTATCGATAATCCTTTACGGTTTGAAGGTAAGGAATATGACATCAGATTCAACGAACTTGGAAATATCGAATATTTTGATGAACTTGGGGAATGGACTGAACCTTTTCATCCGATGGTAGATTTTGTTTTTTACGTTGATGGTGTCCAAACCGATTATCTTACATTAATTCAAAACTAAAATCATCATGATCACTACACTCAAACAATTCCAGAAAACATACACCCACCATGTAAATAAGGGTTTATATTTCCATTTATTAAGCAAACTCGCAGAAAAAGCCAATTGGGATTTTGATGTATTTCTTCCGACGAAAGGAATGAACCTTCAACGTGATTTGGTTTGGACGGTTGAACAAAAGTCAGCCTTGATTATAACCATCCTTCGGGATCAAAAAATTTCGCCGATTGTTGTCGTTCAAAACGATAAAGATGAAACCCATAAATACAATTGGCAAGTCATCGACGGAAAGCAGCGGATGACTACGCTGTTTGGTTACTTGAAAAATGAATTTCCGATCGTATATGAAGAAGTCGGATATTTCTTCGACGATCTTCCCGAAGATTGTCAAAAACAAATCCTTCGGTATTCCGAAATTCGTATCGACGTTCATTATTCTTACGCTGATGAACCAATTACCGATCAAACCAAAATTGATTTGTTCGAGGAAATTAACTGGCTTGGAACTCCGCAGGATATTAATCACTTAAATAAATTGAAAAAATGAAACCAGAAGATTTAGAAATATTCCAAGCCTTACAATTCCATGAAACAAAAGGATATTACTTCTACATCGTTCCGACAAGTGTTAGAAGAAGCGGGGAATTCAAGGTTAGTATAAAAAAATACAATCAATTAAAAACACAATTTGATAAACTGAAATCGAAATCATGAAAATCATCTCAAAATTCAAAGATTACTACGACTACCTTCAAGGAATCTACGGTATTGATGAAAAATTGATCCTTGACAGGACTAAATTTGTTACTCGATACCCATATACAGAAAATTCAGTAGTTAGATTTTTTATTTGCGGGCTGGTAATTGAGGGTTTATTCAGGGATGGGAAATATTGGTATGGATCAGAACTCGAATCGATCTCGACTCCAAGAAAATCACATAAGTATTGGCCAAATAACGATAAATATTATTTTGTTGCGCCTGACATGTCAAAGCGATATCCGTTTGGTGGTACTCAATCCGAAGTTTTAAAAGTTCCGACTCCATTCAACGAGTGGAGTTCGATGCTAAGATCAATTCCGCATCGGAACAACTACATTTGCCCAAACGACAAATATGATTGCCCAATTATCATTTCAAGTTATGTTGGTGACGGATATGAAATGAATCCGATCCTTTCAGAATATCAATTCCATAAAGTTTTTTCTGCCCAAGATATTTGGTTTATGCTGACTGAATGGCTTGGGAAGGAAAAGCAAATCAAAGAAATGCGAACCGATCAAGAAAAAATCCTTTCAAACGGATTCGACTTAAAAACATCATTTCGTCACCCAATTAAATAAATAAAAATGAAAATCAAATTCAAAATTTTTAAACTTGCATATACCACCGAAGTAACCTTTGGTGGATATTCTGATGGGTACGGTGTGGAATCCCTAGAACATCCTGTATTTAAAGATGCAGGGTATAAATCACTTTTTTCCGATGAATGGGATACGGAAGAAGAAGCTATTATTGCCATTGAAGAATATGGTGAAGAATGGTGCGAATATGTTATCTGTAAGACTTATCGTAAATAGCTCAAATTTCACTTCTAAGCGACTTTCTACTATAAGGCAAGGGAAAGGTTCGATTGATAAAAGAAAGTGTCTTAAAACTAAAAATAAAGGGTAGACGGATTATCTCCGCTTACCCTTATTTTCTTGTTGAGCTTTTTCAGCAGCAGCAGCTTCGGCTTCTTTAACGCCTACTAACTTAGCATAATAATAGCTTCTCACGTTAACTGGTAATGAATATGCTTCCATGATTGTTAGGGTATTATTTCCGTAATAACCAAGTTCGAAGCATTGATCCATTACGACTTTATCATAGGCCGCTGTCAGGCCAAAAAAAGTCTGGTCGAATGGTAATTTGAGTGCGAAAGGAATCTCCTGATTCCTCGTCGATTACTTCGATTTCCATGTTTGGTCCCGGTTGAAGTTTCGAGACATATTCCCGAAATGCTCGTGAATCTTTCGCAAGGAAATCATTGTTCAGGAATAACCGGATGAAATTTGGATCAGAATTTCCATTGACTGACAACATCATTTCTTCGAATCGAATCGTAATTTGTTGATCTTCTTTCCCGAACGATTTATATTTCTTCAATCGATCGTCGATTCGACGTTGATCGCCAACAGTCAAAAGTTTAAATTCAAGTTCATATTTACCAAAACGGTTTTCAAAGCTATATTTAAACCTGTTTTCGCCTTTAATGAATTTGGTTTCGTCAATTTCTTTGTTTGGAATGGTCGTTAAGTCAATGTCAACTTTCTGTTTCTTACCTGATGGAGCAGTCACTTCTACGGCATAAATTTCACCATATCCATAAATTCTACTTGCCAAAATAATAGCATCTTTGTCACCGATCAAAAGGTTATCATAATTGAACTTAGGTGAAACGATGATTGACTGTAAAAACTTGTCAATTACGATTCCCTGCTTGATATAACTTTCGGTCGTAAGAATGTTTTCTTCTTTCGCCGTCATGTCTTTTACTTCGACGGTTCCGTTTGAAAGTAAATTTCCTTCTTCATAAACCAAACCTTTCGATGGAAGTTCCACGATGTTATTTGGAAATGTGCGTTGAAATGGTGGTTCTGGTTGTTGTTCTGTTTTAAGGTGAACTTTTCCTTCTGTCATAAATTCCTTCTTTTGTTGTTTTAAATATAAGTATCAAGGTCAAATGTTATTTTTTTGTTAACGGGATTAAAATATTTGGAGGCAAAGGTTAAGTGGTTGTACTTTTATCACATCATTCACTTAAATATCTGAATTTATGTTTACCTCTTGCGAAAATAAAGGACTTCAAATGACCTTTGAAAATGGACTAACAATTTCAATTCAATTTGGAGTTGGAAATTATTGCGAACGTCGATCGTTTACTGCCAGTTTTCGATCCGAAATGGACGAACCAATTATTCAATCTGCGACCGCAGAAATTGCAATTTGGGATGCCGAGTTGGTTTGGTATAATTTTGGTTCCGATACCGTTACGGGTTGGGTTTCTACTGATGACGTTGCCGATTGGATTTATCGCGTTAAAAACGCCACTTCACTCGAAACAATTTAAAAATTAAAAGCCATGAATACCGATTTACAATGCCGTGCCGATCAATTGTGGTCAACATTGTTTAATATTCATAATCAGGGTAAAAGTAAAGAGGAACAAATAGAAATAATTACTCTTATTTTGGCCGAAACTGCCAATGATTACCTCAAAAAAGGCCGCAAACAAATTATTAACGAATTTAAAACTAAGCTAACTGAATATGAATCTTAAAATCAAAATTGTCCCGCGTCAAATTACCCGAAATTCAAAAAGCAATCTCAATCCACATACGCTGCTTGGCAATATCCATTATGGAAGTTCCAGTAATGGAGTATCTTGGGGTCATTGGGATGATAATGGAAATGCTGTTGGCTTCCATTACCAAAAAATTAACCGAAAGGTTAAGACTTCCAAAAGAGTTAAAAAAGAATGGAATGGACAAACCGTTTGGACTAACAAACGGACTTACGAACCTAAAAAGTGGGTTGCAAGTTATTACAAGATTCCGATGTCCCTGTTGACCTTTATGGGCCTAAGCCTGAACCAAAAAACCAATCATTTTGAATTGGTTAAGTCTAAGTAAATTGGTAGCCCTGTTTCTCGTAAAGCGCATAATCGTAGCTAAACGTGATTCGGGGCTGAACCACTTCTTCGGTTGAATAATCCATTTCACCGAATTCAATCAAATTGCCAAATGCACCGATTAAAGTCCATTTTGCAATTGGCTGATCACTAGGCGACATTATTTGGATTATAACGTCCAGTTTATATTTTTCGCCATAAAAGTCAGTACCATCGTCAACCTTCTGGTGTAATGTAGTCATGTATTCCCAAAGTTGTTCGTTAGTCATCTTTTCATAGGCATACATGACCATTACGACATCGTTCCATTTGGTTTTACCTTTGATTTTCATCTGGGTATTTCCATATTCCAAAGTTAACGGTGCATTATCAATTTGGGGTAACGTTATTGACTTGGCGTAAAATCCTACTTCCGGTAAGGAACTAAATTGGACTTTAAATCTCCATGATGTAATCGGGTTGTATTGTTCGGGCGATAATCTTGCCATATTATTAAATCCTTTATTTAAAAAAACGGTTTATAGGTGGCGTAATCATACCGAATCGTGCAATCAATTTCAACGATTCCATCGGTTCCGCGATCCATGTCCCCGAAATTCACATTATCGTAGAATGCTCCGTGTAATACCCACGTTCCTACTGGAATTTCATTCGGATCAAGCACTGAAACCCGCAAATCGTGTTTATAGGTTTCAGCATGAAAATCAGTAGCAGTTTCCGTGATTTGGTGCTGCTGCATATAAATCCAGAAATCAAGTAATGTTATCCCGATGAACTGGTAACATTTAATTGTTATTGGATTCCATTTGGTTTTACCCTTCACAAAAAAAGAACTATTTCCATGATGGAGTTCCATTGGACTATTATCAAAACTCGGTTGTTGAGCAGATTTGGCATAAAAGAGCATCCCCTTTATCCTACTCGTAAAAATAGTATAACGGAATTGAAGTGAAGGTTCAAACGGTCCCGGAAATAATAATCTTGGCATGTCTATAAATATACCCGAATGTTAATTTTAATCGTTAACACATAATTAACAACTTAACCCTTGACAATCATAAAAACGGTTGTATCTTTGTAAGGTCAATTAACAAAAAAAACTTCCAATAATATGAAAAAAATGATTCTTACAAACGGCGGAAACTTGCTTCGCCATTGCGAATTGGGTTGGTATTTCCAAAAACCTAACGGAAAATTTATTCGTGAAGTTTCCGAAGCCGAAGCACAACATATCTGTTTGCATGGATATGAAATTGATTTCCATTTTGCACCCGACGATCCAGTTGAGTTTCCACGATGGGAACATCTAATATCGATGCGGGTGTGTACCGATTACACCAATTACAAGGCATATACGTCGTGTAACGGTGGTAATTATTCATTTGCAACGTTTCAGGATTGGTTTGTTGCTACCGTAAATGGCGAAGTTGTGTTTAGATTCGTAGAAAGGTTCGAAACATCTGCTGAATTTGGATTTGATGAATTGGTGGGAAGTTTTCAGCAAGATTGCGGTACGCTTTCAATCAGTAACGTAAACAGTGTAATAAATTACAACACCCAATGCCAATACTTCGATGCGCCGGTGGAAGAAGTTGTCTACCAAGTAGATGAAATCTTGGAAAGAATTTCGCAAATCGGAACCTTTGATCAGTTGTGGAATCAAAAGTATCTCGAAATTCCGTCCAAGTGGGAAATTCAAGATTATGACGTTGCCGATAAACTCACATATGCCTTGTCTTTCTCAGAAAAGAAAAATATCATCCAACGACTTAAAGGGTTGGGCGTCGAAAAATCTAAATTAGATAAAACCCGTACTCGTCGCGGCGGCAAACGAAAATAATTATAATAATCAAATAAACAAACAAATGATTAAAGGCCAATGTCACACAAATCTGGATGATTATGATTGTTCAGAAGTTAAAGTTTTTGCACGAGTTCCAAATATAGGTGAGCGTGTTATCTGCAAATACAAGGGAAATACAACTTCTTTGCGAGTTTGTCAAATCACTCATGATGTTAGGGGCGAACGCGGAAATGAATATCCATATATCCTAATCGAACTTCATAATTAATTAAAAAAATAGGGACAAGGTTTTAACACCAAGTCCCTATTTTCGTTTATCCAAAAATGGATAATGTTAACCTTCGGCGTTCTGCTTCGCAAGATCAGCGGAAGTCCGTGAACCTTGAAGTGCAAGTAACACAGTACCAAGCCATTGAATTGCCGTAGCGGCCCATTCTGGAAGGGCAATAATTCCTGCCAATGAACCTTGATCTGCAAAATAAACCAAAGTACCAAGAACCAATACGATCAATGTCGCAACCTTTGCGTTTTTAGCTTTGAATTTATCCCAAAGGTTAACCAATAAGTTTACCAAAAAATCTGGAACCATAATATTTTTTCCTTTATTTAAGTTTTAATTTGATACTAAAAATAAATCAACTTGATTTATCTAAGAATAAGTCGCATAATCGTAACAGATTGTCAACTCGGCAGTTGAAACGTCATCAGTTCCCCGATCATGCGTTCCGTATGCAACTGTTTCAAAGAATGCGCCTACTAATTTCCAAGTTCCAACAGGTGCTTCGTCAGGACCAAGTAAATGGAGTTGAAGGTCATGTTTGTAAGTTGGCGCATATGTGTCAGTCGCAGAATCTACGGCTTGGTGCTGTTGCAAGTAACCATACAACTCAGTTGCGGTAATCCCTTCAAAGTTATAGCAGGAAATCGTAATGGAATCCCATCTTAATTTTCCCTTAACTTTGAAATATGAATTTACATATTCAACTATTACCGGAGCAGATTGGTGGGTTGGTTGCGTAGCAGCCTTACCATACAACTGAACATTTGGTAACTTTGAAGTCGTAATCATATATCGGAATTGCAAAATTGGATTGTGCGCTTCCGGTGTTAAAAGTCTTGGCATTTCTAATTTTCCTCTGTTTATTATAAATATCCGAACCTTCAAACTTTTTTTACATCCATTCAAAGGTTCGGATAATCTATTCTTATTATTCGTTAGTGTCAGTAGGGAACAACGCACCAGTAGGAAGTACCAAGAAGTCCACAATGATGAATTCGGCTGTTTTTGCAGGTTTCAAGTAAATCTGCGCCCTCATTTCATTACGATCAACTACATCTGGTGTGTTATTGCTTTCGTCGATGATAATTCGATAGTCGTAAAGACCTTGTTGGTTTTTCACTCTACGGAAATAAGGATCAGTAATTTCGATGAACCTAGCACGTGTTTCTACGGTGTTGTTTTCAAATACCAAATACTTTACGGTGAACGCAATAAACTTCTTAGCATCAATTAACAATCGTCTTACGTTGATTCGATCAAATGCTGACTGTTTCTTTTGAAGTGTTTTCTGACCCCAAATAGTAACCCCTTGACGTGGGAAAGTTGCAATAGGGTTAACCGATTTAATATAAAGGTTATCACGGTCGCCTTGCGTCATCAAACGTTCTGTTTGAATTACTGTATCCAACGTACCACGATTCAAACCAGCAGGTGCATACCAAGGATGTGCAACCAAGTCGTTAAATGAATACACGGCTGAAACAATCGCGGAAGGTGGAACCCAAATATTACGACCCAAATCTGGATCAGGGATCATGCACCACGGATAATAGTAACAAGCGTAGTTTGTATTTCTGGCTTCGGCAGCTAATTGTGCCTGTCCAACGGTTGAACCTTTGTAAGTCGGGTCAATTACATAAAACACATCACCACGATCTTCACACATATTTATCGCTCTGGTAATAATCGCGCTGTGACCATTTAAGTTATCAATTAATCCCGGAGTGAACAGAAGATTTATATCATATTGATCTTTGTTGCTTAGAATATCGATCGCGTCTTGATAAGCAGTTTGTCCACCAGAAGCAGAAGCAGGATTGAATCCTTGTGTATTGGTTGCAAAGATATTTTCATTCATTGCTCGTGGATGATTTACGTTTCCATCACTTCCACCTGCAAAGGTTCCGCTTACTGCTGCTGGCAATGAACCAGACAAACTTACGTCGCGAATTGTACCGTTAGAGTTGATATAATTGAACGTGTTATTTGTTCCTTCGATACGGATAAATCGGCTTCTATTTGTAAATGAACCTGAACGTTCCAAATAAGGAGAACCGTTAGAATCATAACGAAGCGTGTTAACCATGTCACCAACTACTCTTGGAAGATAGTTTTGTGTATTTGGATCAAGGCTTACTTGTGAATATTGTTCCATCAAAACCTTTCGGTTAGAAATGTCATCACCTCTACGGATATATAAATCAAATACACCACGTGAAGCATCCACATTGGCAATTTCCCAACGGATATTGAATTGTGAACCGCTGGTCAAAATATTATTTGAACTTCCTTCGTCAGCAGCTTGACCAGAACCCGATAATGACGCGCTTAAACGACCTGAATTGGTGATATCACCATCATTCAGAGCTACGATTTTAAATGCCATGTTATTAGCACCAAAAGACGCACCACCATAAGAACTTGAATTAATTACATACGAATATGCTGGTTGATAATTCGCGTTAAGAATTTTAACAACCGTTATAACCTGACCATAACGCAAGTATTCCTGAACGCAATGGGTAGTTAAATATTTGTACATCTTTTCACTTGCACCACTACCAGAAATAAACGTATCACCAAACCATCTAATGTATTCAGAATAAGTTGAAATAGGAGTCGGTACAAACGCAGGACCACGAACAGTAGGTCCGATTACTGCTGCACCAGCAGCTTGAATTTCCAACGGACGGAAACTTTGGTCAGTTTCGCGTTGAAAAACTCCTGCGCTTAAATATACGTTGCTTTGTGCCATTTGGCAAATCCTCTATTTAATTTTCTTTATTCAATTTTATTTCTTATAAATATCTATCAATTTTTCCAAACCAAAAAGACCATATTAACCTTTGGTCAATCACTTATTCGTTTCAAAAAACTTATTAAACGCGACTAAAACATTTGCTAATCCGCTTTTCAACGGATCGCCATCTTTAAATTGAGGATTAGATTGGACGTGCTGGTTCAGTTTTTGAAGCTGCTTATGAAGGGTAGTCATGTTATATTTGATTTGGTTGTGAGCGGAACCTTCGTTCAATTTTCCAAATGACCGTTCGTATGTTTCTTTGAGTGTATGAATGTTTTTCATTTGTTTAGCCTGCTTTAATTAATTTTATAATTTCAGAATTAGCCAAGATAATGTCAGCAATTTCACTTGGAATCGCATTTAATATTCGTTTGCCTGCTAAATCCTTATCATTAGTAGGACCGAATCTACTGCCATCCAATCCATATTTATCAAATACTTGTTCTATTACACTACTTATTCTATTAGCAGCGCGAATCATTTCCCTACTTTCATTTTCTTTCATCATCGACTTAGTAGTTTTCTTAACAAAATGTTCTACTATCATAATTTGTCTTTTGGTTGGTTTCATTGGTTATTTTACCTCTTTAAATGTTTGTTTAATCGCGTCTTTGATTTGATTGTCGGCTCCTTGGAGGATTTCTATAACTTTCAAACTTAATACTTGATTGACCCGCTTAAAATATTCTTTTAACGCTTTGGTTATATCAGCAGTATCTTGTTGATTTGTCGCACCGACTTCATACGCATTAATTAATTTTTTAATTTCCGGATTGAACCCATGTATGCCTAATGACTTAGGTTCACCACCTCCATAAATGGCGATGGAAAGTTCAATCTTTCCTTCTTTTCCCGGTTTCAATTCGATACCATTGTTAAATCCACCATTGGCATAAGTCATGGTGAATTTCAATGATTCATCCTTCTGAACCTTTGGTTCCGGCTGCTTTGGTTGTTCTGGCTTAGGAGCAGGTTTTTGTTGCTCAGGCGGTTGTTTTTCAACCGGAGGCTTACCCTGTTGCTGAGGCTGTTTTTGATTTGGTAGTGGCATTTATAACGACCTTACATTGATTTCAATTTATTATTAAAAAAATCAGCCAATGATTTGGTCAATTGTTTTACTTGCTCCGGAGGCTGTGAATATTCAGTGGCTTCCCGGTATAATTCTAAAATTTTAGAATAGGTTTGTTGAGTCGAACCTTCTTTTAACATCGACTTAGTAGTTTTCTTAACGAAATCTTCTACGATTTGAACTTGTCTTTTTGTTGGTTTATTTTTCATCTTAAATTCCTTTTTAATTCGTTTGGATTGATAATGTCTTGCACGTCGTCATAAATGATTTGATCGGTACTTTCTTCAAGAAACTTAACCTTTTTGACCGAAAATGCTTTTTGTATTTTTGATTGTTGATATTCGTATTCGTTTCTTAAATATCCGTCAACTTGCAAACTAATGGTTGTTTTTATTAGCCTGTCTTCGCCGGGAACATTCACGTTATCAGGGGTAATTGTTTGAATTACTGTCCTGAATTTATGAAAATCGCCCCAAATATGATTTGATAATGGGATTAACCCTTGAAGTAAAACGTTCATTTGTTCTTGAAGGTCAGTCCAAATAACTAAGTCATAAGTTATTCTGACGTAATCGGGAATATCTACGAGATAATATTCGACTGATTCTTTTGCCAGATATTGACCTGCAACTTTATCGAATTGCATCCCTGAATTTTTATAAGGAATCATTCGTTGCTTCGGAAATGCTATTGAATTACCTCCCCAAACTTGACCACCTAATGTTGCAATTCGATCATCCTTTGCAATATCGCCCCTTTTAATTATAATCAACGGAGACTGAACCTTTTTCATGTTGTCCCGCAAATAACCATGCGCCCTTACTTGTGACCATTTTTCACCGTTAGCAAACATAACCGGGACTGGAATCGAAACTTCATTTTCAATTACCATCGGTTTCCAATTGTTTTGAATTTGGAAAAACACGGCAAAATCGATATCATACAAATTTACCTTTGGAACCTTTACAGTATCATTGTCCCTACGCATAGTGGTTGCGCGGTTAAATGAAGTAACGGTTCTACCGTCTTGGTTAGGTTGAATGTGAGGGTTTGACAATGGTTATAAATTCCTTGGTATGTTTTGAATTTTAGTGATTCCAGAACGAACCTCGACTAAGTTAAGGTTAGACACTCTGGTTAAGTGGGTTGAACATTTAACCGAAATATTATACCCGAATTCATAATTGCTTCTTCCTTCGGTGACAATCGGTAACGTTTCAGGGTTCCTTCCGAACCAAAACTGATTTTCGTTGGTATTGTCTATTTCGTAATAATTTGCGTTGAATTGAATTATATCCCCTTCGGCTGGTACTATGTCATAATCTTTGAGATCGTCGCGTAGGAACGAAAATACGACGTTCTGGTTGACATTCATGCCTGTATCCTGATCGTCCATCGTGACATCTTCTTTCGATACCAAAGTGAACAGTCGAATCGGATTAAAATAAACCTTTTTGGAACTTTCCCCGTACATCGTGATTTCGGTATCGTTAAGGCTGAGTTTATAAAACGCCACTTCCACCGAAATAACCTTGTTGATTACTTCCTTGGATATGTGTTTTAAAAATAATGCATCCCTGCCAGTGCCAAATCGCGCCAAAATTTATTTATCCCAATTTATCTGCGTTTTGTATTAAATAAGTTACTTGATTTTTAGAAATAGTCGGAAATTTTTTATTGATTGCTGCTATTAATTTGGCTGGATTTGTTTTTACCAATTGTCGATTTGAATAAATAAATAATTCCAATTTACGTTTAGCAGATGTTATTGGTTGACCATGTAATTTAGGTTGTGCCTCATTCAACATTGACTTAGTAGTTTTCTTAACAAAATGTTCTACGATTTGAATTTGTCTTTTGGTCGGTTTCATATAAGTCCTCTTTTTCCTGATGCTGAAAAACTTCTTACCATTTCATTGATTTGAAGGGCAGAACGGTTTAGGAATGTTTCTACTGGTTCTAATTTTTTTGTTCCCATCCAAACATGACCTTCTTTTAAAGTTAACGGAGCATTTGGATATTTAAGTCTCATTGAATGGCTAAGATTGGTGAACCTCGCCTTTTGACTTTCAGTTAAGACCGTTTTCTTTTCTTTTTCGGCTTCTGGAATTTTTCCAAAAAATCTTTCATAATTTTCTTTTAAGTTCATATTTTTACATCCGTATTGTTTTTATTGGAATGATTGGTTTTGGACAAGTATCTATTAATATCGGATCGAACTGGTAAATGGAATCCAAATATTGATCTATTTGTTTGTCTGCGCATTCAGTTTCAACTCGTTTAATTAAATATAGGGTAAAGCATTTATTATATTTTCCGGTATATCGGACCTCTACCTCATCTTCACTATTCATGTAAACCTCAAAGGTTCCGACGTGTTTACTGTCTTGTTTATCCTTCGGGTTCGTAGAAAACAATAAAAATATTGATAATAGTGTTATTTTCATAATATAAATTGGTAGAAGGTTAAATCACTTAATATAAATTTTTAAGGGTACAAACTTCAATTGTGTTTGAAGGTTTTCGGATACTGCTGTTTTTCTTTCCAACTGTGCCTGAAACCCCATCGAATCCAATACTTCTTTCAATTCAGTCATCAACGCGTCCTGTTTTTCCTTTCCGGCTGAAATTAAATCAGCACCATTCAAGGTTACTTCACCGTCAGGGATAGGAATAGAAGCAAATTTATTCCTGATATAGCCTAGTGTTTCAGTTACAAGCGCAAGAGAGTATCTACGAATCCACTGTCTTCCAATTTCATTGATATATTTGAAAGTAATGGTTTGGTAAGGAATATTTGAAATATCACTTATCCTCCCACCTAAGTCATCGCCAATATTAGCTGGACTTGCATCTTTATCGAGGGTATAATTGAACCAAAGTCGCATGGTATCGGTAGGAATTGGAAAAATTCTAAGCCTGTTTCCGGTCAATTGAAATGAATATCCACTTTTCCGGATTAAATCATTAAATTCGACTGCTTGCATCCTCAAAACATCATGGTAAAGCGGCATCAATAAATAGTTTCCCGGAACTGAATAACTTGACCAACCAAATTGAGACATCATTTCCTGCGAACCAAATCCTGCTCCTAATGTTGGATCGAGTAATCTGGATAATGCAGGAGTATTTTCATGAAATATTCGCCGAATGACAAATTGATCAGTAGCAAATGAACCTTCTTCAATATTGGTATCACGGATTAAATCATAAACTTGTTTATTTGGGGTTAAAGTTATCGAACCTGTATAATAAGTTTGGGTTCCGCCCGCGCCTACTTCTGTCCCGTATGCTTTTGCCAATTTAAAAATTCCGCGAAGGGTTTGGGGAACATATTTTTGAGCAAGGTTAACTGAACCAGTCGGTTGGCCTTGTAAATTAATTAACTGATCACGTGCCTGATAATAATTTAATTGCGCGCCGTATTCATTTACTGCTTCTTCAAATGCAGCATAAAAGTTTACCTCTTGAAGTTCTACGTCCATGATCGGAAACCCTAATCGTAGGGCTGCCCATTTTGCTAATGATTCGGCCTCGTCCTGAAAATCGGGATCGTTATCGTAAAATCCAAAAGGCGTAAAGGTTAATGGAAAAAAACTTCCTGAACCTTGCCAGATTTCTATATTAGGTGAATATGACGGCATAACTTATAATTATCCTATTATTTCAAAAAACCGTTACTTGTTCAACGGTTAAGTTCTTCGTAAATAGTACCGTTTGCGCTTCTATTAAAATTGGGCTTCCTTGTGAACCAGAAACAGGCAAGGTTACGATTATTGAAGGCTGCGAATATGAACCAGTCGAAGCAAATTGGATGTCATCTAACGGCATATTAGGTTCCTTGGGTTAATAATGCTCTTACCGTAATATTATTCGGAAGAGATGTTGCAGTATAACGAATGTAATTCCCAACAGTATCTTGTGCTGCTGACCAACTATTCCATGTTACTGCGTCAGTAGAATATTCCCATGTCCCGTAAGCGACAGAAGTAATATCATCATCATGGATCATCAAACCGTTTGAGACATTGAATAGTCGAATCCGCAAATTAGGAATGTTACTTCCCCAACTTTGTGCTTGTCTCCATGCAAATACACGATTTGTTGCTGATGAATAAGTCAATGAAGGTTCATAGTGATAATCCTGACTTCCATCTTCATACACTGCTGCTATTGAGTATATTTTTGTAGGCAAACATAGGTCAGATAATGTTTCAAGTTCTATCTTGAATTGAATATGCGTTCCCGGAGTTTGTCCCGTTAAATCAAATGAACTATTTAATTCAGTCCAACTACCTGAATTGTCATCTATTCCAGATGTTCTACAATACAACTTAAAGGCATCTGTACTTGCACCTATCGAATCTCCGCCTTCATTTTCTTTGTTTGTAACGTATGCTCTATATAATTTTTGAGCGTTTAATGTTGTTAACTTAGGCGTAATAACATATTGATTGGAAGCCGCTGCATACGACCAGTCTGCTCCAAAAGCGGGATATATGTGCATTACGTTAATACCAGCGGTCACTGATGCCGGAATTGTAAATAATATACCATCTTCCGTCCATATATTATGCGGAAGAACCCTAGCTGATATAGTCATAGCAGCATCAGCACTTGTGGTGCTTGATTTTAGACGACCTAAATCGGGAATAATATATTTTTCAAACTGACTTGCATCTGTTTTATATGGTGTTATGTGCATTCTAAATGGAGCGGCGGCCGTAGATATTACCAACCTATCCATCGAACTTGCGTAATCTACCTGACCCAATGCGGCGGATAATGGATATGTGGTAGAACTTCCGACGGGAACTTCAACCATTGCATCTGTTAAATGTCCAGTTCCGCCGTTTGTAATATCAGTTACCGCGCATCTATACACACGAGAAATCGTACAAAACCAAAAAGATTTTATACCTGATGCCGCTCCATGTGATACAGTAAAAATACGGCCATTATGTGCCAATGCAATTGTTCCAGTCGTAGTTGCTTGTCCTGTCCTAAACACGAAAGCACTAGTCGTTGCACCTGAGGCAACAGTAAGTGCTGCTCGTAAATTGAATTTATAAATCCTAGCAGTTGTTGTTGCATCTGCATTTAGAACATACGCAACATGCTGCGTTTTATCTACTTCGTCATCCATTCCTACCCCATAAGCCGCCTGATTGTTATTGCTGGCAGCATCCTTCAAGAAGTAAATTGCCCTAACATTATCTGTTGCCGATGCCTCGGCTATACTCGTGTTTCCTGTAAATACGCTTGGATTTAAACCTTTGACTAAAAATAATCCGCCGTTTGCTGCGGTTGCGTTAGTACAAAGATAGGCAATTCTAATTTCCTCTGCTACATAAGGAGTCCCATTTGTAACACTAATATTTTGGTCTATTGTTAATGCAGTATTACTTCCAATCGCCGTGATATTATACCAAGTAGAAACCTGTGTTGGGTCAGTTGTTCCAAAACCTATTCTTGCACCTACTGCAAGTCCCTCGGTCGTGAATTGCGTTCCACTTCCAGTTATAAAAGTTGTATTCGGACATTCAACACTTCCAGTAGTATGTTGATACACTAAACCACGGACTGATCTTGAAGTTTTATTACCTGCAATACCTGAAAAATTTAAAAGAATTGAACCTACTAAACTTGCTGCTTCGGATTGTTTATCGTACTGGTACATTACAATACGTCTTGTTGCGGCGGCGGCAGCGATGTCTGCTGTAAAAATCCAAAAATATCTATCAGACCATTGATAAACGTGTGGGTATGTAGATGTAAATGTAGAAACTTCCGGTAAACTCACACTCAACGTATCCTTTAAGCCAACATACGATTGACTTCCAGAATACTGTTTGAATAAATCGCCTATTGAAGTTAAACTTGACGTGTAACTTGTTAAAGAACCTGTCGGCCCGTTGAAAATATGTTCTACTGCTGCTTTCATATACTTTGTAAATCCATGAAAAAGGTTAAATCTGTTATATAAGTTGACGATTGACTAACTGAAAATTCAATCAAATCGTTTGCGTTTAATGAAGTTGTCCAACCTGTCAATGTCGTATCAATACTTGAACTTGCACTGGTTAAGTTATAATTTCCAAGTAAAGTTCCATCTCGTTTGACGTTTAAATTAATAGTTCCTGCTATATTTGCGATACCTCTTAATTTTGTTATATTTGAATTATAACCTATATGCTTGAAACCTTTACTTCCTTCGGTTATATAAGTATCTTCTGTCTTGATTCTTATTCCGATGGTCTGAACATTTGTCCCACCACCACCACCATTTAAAGCGTATGATGCTGTTATAGCATAACTTGCTGATGGAATTGTAGTCGGTTGGTTCTGAATTGAATTATAATCTACCTGAGCGGAACCGGAAACCAATGTTTTATTTTCAAACGTAGAAATTCTAGCTTGAAACGAACTTGATACATTACCAAAAGCACCGCTAACTTCGGTCTTAATTGCGTATGATCCAGTGTTCGATTCGAGGCGATTGATTAATGTGTTTGCCGAAGAGGTAAATGAAAATAGACTTCCTGTTATATTTTCGAGACGGTCGATGCGTTGATTTGTCGATCCAGAAAACACATTCAAAGGTTCAATTTTTGAAGTAACTGAACCCGAAATGTCAGATGCAAGTTGATTACTAGACGATAATAATCCAGTACCTAATCTATGATATCGAGTATCATAACTAGAAGTTAATTGGTCACTTCCACTTACAATATTCGACGGAATAGAACTGATTTGATTATAAATAACTTGACTTGAACCTGAAAGTAAAGTCGGTTTATTTATTATTCCGACAAAATCAACTTGTGCGCTACTACTGAAAAACCCTGCGCTCGATGAAATTAACCCGGAAGGTAATTGTGCAGAAGAAGAAAATAAAGTTTTCCCTTCAATGGCCCCGATTCTACTCTGAAATGAACTGGATACGTTTGTAAATGCACCACTAACTTCTGTTTTAAGTGCATAGGAACCTGTTGCCGATTCAAGTCGGTTGACTAAGGTACTGATTGAACCTGTAAACGTGTTGTAACTTGCAGTAGCACTTTCAATTCTGTCTAACC